ACCCTCTCCATCCGGCGTGACACCACACCAGCCAATGCAACAACACTGTGTTACAATAATTATAAGCTGGCGCAGGAGCAGGTGCTCCTATGACAGTATCTATGGCGCCACTAACGCTACCTCTGAAGTAAGGAAATGAATTCAATCGCCACATACTGGTGCGTTGTTCTTCGCCTAACATAACAAAACACCTGTGCAGATTGTATCGTTTGAGCAATGGTCTAAATGATTTGATTGATTCGCCGGTGAACACATGATTCACATAGCTCAAATCAGAATTGCCATGCCCTAATACTTCTGCTTTAGTATGGGCGGGTGCTGCATGTTCTTCTGTATTCACAGATTCTGGAACTACAGCTTGTTCAGATCCAGATTGAGGTGACACTACATAACGCTGAAATTTGTCATCGGGCACAAAGACCTCAAAATCATCACCAGCAGATACAAAAACATTAATCCGTATCTCAGCCGTATCGGTGGGATTATTGGCCATTAACTTATTAACCACATACACTCCAACGACACCATTGCCTTTTGTTGTGATAGGCAAGGGACCTGTGTCAAATACATCGCCCTGTGGAACTAAGTGTGGGTCTAAATGCTCCAACAACGTCTGAGCCTGTCCATTGCCAACTTCAACCGTGAAATCCGTTTGGTCAGCTAAATCAACAATTGTCGTGTAGTTAGTATTATATTCAACGGTACTATTGGACAATCCAATTGGATCGTACACGACCTTAACCCTACCTTTATGGAAGGTTGAGGCCACTATTTGGAACCGGAATTTGATACTGCCCGTCCAATACTTGAATGGTAAAGCAGCTGCGGCCAAGGCGGGGAAGTGGTAACTAGTTACAGACCCCACTCGCTGCGCATGTACAGCCGGATCCACACGACAACACCACAACATACTCTCAGTAGCGTCATCCTTGTTCCAAGCGAAGCTAGTGAGAAATGATTCTCTCTTCGCTATGGACAATATTGAAAATGGATCATCACCACCTATGCCAGATATACGAGGATCTATAGTCAGCTCTTGTTTATCATCCACAGACATCTTGGCAACACCATCTGCAACAGTAGTCAGAGCTAAGCTAGATGATGGACTGGGTTTGTACGGGTGAACGTCCCTCGTGATTGGAGGTCTGCTAAAACCTAATACCTTAGCCAAAGCTGCGGTAGACTTAGCTGCCATGCCAGTGGCCATGGCAAATGGCTTAATGGCAGGTATGGCCTCCAATTCGGATGCCGCTTTAGCTACAGCTGTAGCAGGACCCGACACAGTACCTTTCGCGTTGGCTTGATCGGTTTCCTTTCCTGATTGAGCAGTCAAATTTACCATATTGTAATTAGTTAGACCACTGAGCTTAACGTCTTCGGCCCAAGCAAAAATGGATATGGTGACTGGTGATGAAGATCCTGCAATATGACCCAAAGGAGTGAAAGTGCGCAAGTAAAGGCGGCCCAAATCTTGCCACTTCTCTCGCGCTACTTCCACGTAATTCAGATGGTAAAAGAAAGGTAATTCCAACATGCCACCTGTAGAGGTTGTAGGATCTATAAATACATGTGGTAATTGTGATACCTGAACCATGTCTGTCTCATTGGCCGCATTAAGTGCTATCAAATCGTCGAATGGTTGCAGAGGTGCATAAGCTGCAATAGATCTTCCGAAAAAGAAACCACCTCCATTAACGACAATCTTAACCTTGAGACGAGCTCGCATTAGATGATAATTGTTTATGCGATTAGCAACGCGACTATTGCTAAAAAATAAATCCCACGGATCGATAGAGTCACCGAGACGGTCACCCTGATTCCATTGCGTTTCATAAATCTTGATGGGCCTCTGGAAAAATTTATCAAGTGAAGTGTCGCTAGTATCCTGTAAAGTCCTAGTTGGATCAGTGGCTGGTGTAACGTTGTAACTGTATGATGGCAACTGTTGAGAAAAACGAACATTCTCATGTTGTTCAACATTTGGTTCGGTCGTCACTGTTGCGCCACTAATTGAAGGCCCACTAGAA